GCGCTTGGGGCAAGGCACAGCACCCGCTTGCCTCCGCTTAGTTTGTAAAGGGTTTGAGCAAGCAAGGCAACGATGATGCTTTTGCCTGAGCCAGTGGCAGCATCTATCACCACGGGCGCGGTGCTGCCGCGCCAAGATGCCACCACCGCGTCATGCGCCTCCTGTTGGTATGGCCTTGGCGCTAGCATTAAGTCAGCCTCCAGCTTTCGCTAGGCTTGCCGCGCCATTTTTCAAGGTCGGCATCGGGCAGCAGCTCTTTGATTGCTTTGGAGTAGCTAATAGCGCCATCTCGCTTGACTAGCGTTAGCTTTCGCCCGCAAACCGTGGCATCTTTGCCGCCTACTAGCTCGACCAGATTATCAAGCGCCATTTTTTCAGCCTCAGCCGCTTCTTTTTGACGCTGGCGCAAGCGGTCGATTTCATCCAGCAGCGCCTGCGCGTCGAGTGTGTCCACCTCCACACGCAGCGGCTCAAGGTGTGCAGGGTTATCCAGCTCTGCGAGTAGGCGCTGGTAAAAGGCATCCAGCGCAGGGTGATTCGCATCAAGCCAGCCCTCGTCAAAATCGACGCGCTCGATGTGTATGGATTCTTTGACTGCATCAAAATCCAGCGGGTCGCCTTTGGGCGCTATGTACTGAGCAAAATAGGCGTGCTTGCGACCAGTGGCAAGCATTTCCATTTGCACCTGCGCCGCGTAGTGTGGCTGCTCTGCCAGCGGCTTGAAGTCGCCGCCATTGCGCAGGCCATAAGGCACCTTTAGCTCCAACACACCGCCGTCGCTTGTCAGTCCATCGGGGCTAGCGCCCATGCGGTCGCCATATTCAAAAAACCCGCATTGCTCGACCTGTAGGCCAGTCTTTCGCATGAAGCAAAGCAGCGCCCGTGTTTCGTGGTTTTGCCCGTGCTCGGTGGCGATGTTGCCTGAAAACTCACGCTCTGCGCCGTGGTAATCGCGCACCATCTCTCGCAGAACATCGTCTGGGGTTTGCCATTTGCTCAGGCCAAGTATGGCACCAACCCTGCTTCCAGTGATACGCATTTTGCGCTGGCTATGCCACTGCTGTGATTTTTGCTCTATAATCGCGTTGCCCATGTCTTTCTCTCCTTTTGCTTGGGTGCTTTCTCAATTGCCCCGCCTAGCGCGGGGCTTTTTTTTCATTAAAACGGCACATCGTCATCGGCCACGCTCGCAGGCGCTGGCTTGGCAGGCTTTGCCGTGGCGGGATTGATTGGCGCAGCAGCCTGCGCACCATCTTTGCGAGGGCTGACCGCTTTTACCCAGTTGCCGCTTTTGCTCTTATCTTCCAGCTCCCAAACCCCAAGCAAAAGCACCATGGGGCGGTTGCAAAGGTGCTGCAGGCTTTGGTCACTCGGAGAATCTTCGCCCGCCGATTCCATGGCTGAAAAGAGCTTGCCGCCCGCGTTGGTGGCAATGGCTGCCAGCATTTTGCGATGCGCCGCGCTTTTTGCATCGTCATAAACTTGCAGCTTTTGGAAGATGACGCGGTTCGCGTGCTGCTCAGGCTGGCTAATGCGCCATTTCAGTTTGATGTAGCTCTTAAAATCGTAGGTTTCGTTTTTGGCTTCCTCGCAGATAGCCAGAACGCGCGTTCCATCTGGTATAGGCTGCAGGCTACCACCGCCAAGCTCAAAACTGCCTGCGCCTTGGGTGTCTTGTTTTTCAAAAAATGACATGATTATTTTCCTTCGTTGTAAAACTTAATGAATTGGGTGATTGGGTTTGTGCCATAAGGCACATCGATTTCGGCTGGCATACCGTAGCGGTTTTTGGCGTTAATGTAGCCAACTTGCCCGTCGCCCGTGGTGATTAGCTTGCGGTCGCCAGTTTGCGTGACACGCCCGTACTTGGTAGTTTGACCTTTGCGATTTTGGTCGCTGCCAACGACGAATTCTTCTTTTTTCAAGTAAAGAACCGCGTCGCTTTGAGACACATAAGGCGCTAGCGCCTGAGCGTCCATATCTAGGCTAAAAACACTGTAATCAGCCGCCGCATCGGGGCGGTTACGGATTTTCTTGATGCCAGTGTGCGCCAAAAAAACCACTGCCATGCCCTTTACGGCGCGAAGCTGCTCGCACTTATAGATAAACTCAGCGTGCCACTTGGCCACCTCAGCGAAGCCTTTATGAAATCCGCCGCTAGCGTCGGCTACCGTGCCCACATTGTCCCGCAAGGCGATTTCATGCCCGAAAAGAGCGTCTAGGGTGGTGATGCTATCGACTACCAAGGTTTGGTAGTCGTGTTCCTCGGACATCAATTCATCCATGATGGCTATGAGCGCGTCCTTAGTGCTGCGCGTCATATTGCCAGCATCGTCTTTTGCGGCCTTTGGCAGGCGCGGCAAAACATCGGGCTGTGCATCATCGTCCCAGTTTTCAAATACGGCTGTGCCGTCCTCTGTGGGCAAAATGATAGCCTTGGGGAAAAGCGCCCCAAGTGTAGTTTTGCCAGTGCCAGGGGTGCCCACGATGGTGATAAGCGGCGGCTTGGTTTTGGGCTTGCTAGCCCGCGATAGGATTCCCATTCTCTTTCTCCTTTTGGTTACAGAATCGCACCAGTAATTGAATAGTTCGTAAATTGGGGTTCTTGTTTGACCCCTTCATAATGGCCTCAATAGTGGTAAGGCTTACGCCTGACCATACTGAAATCTCTTTGGTTGAATACGGCATCAGCCGTTGAATCAAGTCCTCTAGCACATTGCTGCTCCTTTGGTTATGAAGGCTCTATAGTAATCCAAAGAGCCTCCAAATTTCATTTATGCTTTGTAAAGATGGGTAAAGCTGCGACCGTTTTTGCCCGTTATGGTTTGGGCTTTTATCGCGCCTTGGCTGCACAAATGGTCTATGGCCTTTTCCACATCTTCGGCGCTGACCTTGCTGCGACCAACGGCGTTGCGCACACGCCCTGCTGTGGTGTGTTCGCCAGCCTCTAGCTTTGACATAAATCGGATGATGCCAGATAGCAGCCCATCCCCGCGCTCGCTTGGCTTGCGGCTGGTGAGCTGCTCGGAGCTGCGCGCGCGTTCGATTTTGTCGAGTGTGACTGCTTTTATGAGTTCGTGCGCCCATTCCATCTCGACGCTGGTGATTACGCCAGTGCCTGCTGCCAAGATGCCAGCCACCTTGATGGCTAGCTCTTTAGCGCCAAGTGCTTGGCTTTCTAGGCCGCTGCCACTATCGCGCTCAAATTCTGCTTTTTCGTGCCAGTACGCCCCTACTTTCACCAGAAACGCCTCACCATCTGGTGCCCACACGATGCGCCTCCAATCGCCCCCGCGCTCGATGCGCTCGGTTTTGCCAGCCGTGGCATGGCCAGCCGTGGCCAGCGCGGTGAGTTTGGTTAGGATGGCTGCAGGCATTGGCGCTTGGCTAACGGTGCTTGGCGGCTTTTCCAAGGGTACGGTTTCCTCTTCCTCGAAAATCAAAGCCCGCCCCAAAAAGCCGCCAGTCAGTAGCCAAGTGTCCTTTTCTAGCGCAGCGGTAAAACTGCCAGGCTCAGATAGCCCAAAGAAGGTCAGGTATGGCTGCACTAGGCCGCTTTGCGCAGCGTCTAGGGCTTTGTATGCTTTGGCTAGCTCACCATCAGGTTCGCGCTTGGCCACATCTCTAGGGCTTTCCCCATCTTCCAGCCCTAGGCGCTTGGCAACCACTGCGATGCGTCGCTCTGCATCGGCCTGCATCTCTCGCTTCATATCGCCAGATAGCCCATGCACCCCATTCGCCTCGGAGTATATGGCTATCATTTCGGCCAGCAAGTCCTCTAAGTAGTGCGCCCCGCTGCGGGCTGCGCCAGCGAGTTTTTCTAGCTGTTTGCCGAATTCGTCATAAACATAAAAGATGGCTTGGTGTTGGATGGCGTTTCGCACCAGTTCTTGCGAGGATTTGAATTTGCCGTGCGCGGCTGGCAGCAGCCCAAGGGCTTGATGCGCTTCGTCGATGCAGCGCTTGATCGCGCCTTTGCCCGTCCGACTGCCAGCGATGCCAATCGTGATCAAATTCAGCGAGGTGTCGCGCCCTGCTACCAAGTGCGTTAGGCCAGCTGCATTGCTGACAATTTGCAGCGCGGCTGCGACGGCTAGGTGTTCGCGTGGAAATGCGCAGCGGCTGTTTATCCACTGGGTAATCTGCCCTACCAGCCCGGGCGGGTTTAGCAGGTCTGCGCCGCTGGCTTTTTTGGCTGCCGCTTGCTGCGCCAATGGCGCTTCGCTTTGTTGCGCTGCTTCATCATTCCATTGCGTGTCGTCCACAAATTCCACTGGTGGGGTATAGCCCCACTCTGTAGCCATTTTGTACAGAGTGCCAACCGTGACAGGGTTTGCGCTTTTGCCGAATGAGTGCCATTTCATCGACAGTAAATCGTCTTTTTCGTCGGGGTTGCCAGCCCTAGACCACTGCGCCCATAGCTCATAGCCAGCTTGAGCGCCGCCAGTCGCATTGTGCAAGGCCATACCTATCTGCACCCATAGATGGTAGTCCTTCCCATCGTTTGGTATGTGATGCATCATGGCCGTGATCTGCTCTTGGCCAGGCGCATCTGCGCTAGCTAGAGAGATGGATGCCTTGCGCTTGAGTAGCTCCACTAGCGAATCTGGCGCATCGGTGACATCGGCGGGGCAGCCGCGGAGCGCATCATATCTATGGCCGCTGGCGTGTAGGCTATACGCGCCCACCACAAACCCGCTGCTTTTGAAGTCGATGCCTGGTAGGTGCTTGACCTGCCCCCTTAGCGACACGCCTTGCGGCGCTTTGAAATACCAATGCTCACCGTTTTGGCTTCCAGTTTGGACGATGTAGCCACACGCTGCGCGGATGTCAGCCAGCTGCTTCGCGCTCTCCCAGCCCCCATTGCGACCGTCCACATCCACCACCAGCAGGCCGCTGGTGCTTACCACGATGCCGTGCCCGTCTATGAGCTGATTTCCGAAGAAGTGCCCATCTTCATCCTCCAAGTAGGCAAGCTGCTCAGCGTCCCAAGCGGGCGTGTGTTGCCAGTTCGCGGTCTTTGGGTGCTTGCCTATGGCCTCGCATTTGGGGCTGCCACAGCCGCAGGCTAGCGAGCCGTTTTCATCGCGGGTTATGGGGTGAAGTGGAAAAATGCGCCAGCCTGCTGCCAGCGCGTCTGTGTAGTCCATCATGGTTTTTCTCTCCTTATCGGGTCATTGCCAAGTTGGGCTTGCTCTTTCTGCAAGTCATTGTTTTTCATAGGAAAAACTCCATAAAAAAAGCCTTGTGAAGTGTTCGGTTCGCCAAAACCCCAGCACAGTAACTGGTTGAACACTTCACAAGGCTTACTGGTTTTAGGTTTTGGCATGGCGATTGTACACCAACATTTTGCAGTCCAAAATGGGGTGGGTGACGCGCCCTGCCACTTTGCCGCAAACGGGCTAAAAAACGCGCTTTTTTGGAGTAGCTTAGTGAAATTTTCTACAAAAAACGATGCAGATTAGGGCCACTAATCTGCTGTAAGTTATTGATTTTATTGGTTTTTTTAGTAGGTTAGCGAGATTAGTAGATTAGTGCTTAGTAGATTTAAAATAGTCTAAGAAAAAAATCTATAAAACACTTAAAAATTAAGATAGAAAATAGACTAATAGTCTAATACATTTTTTTACTCATACCCCAATATTATAATATATAACTAACTTACTATTTTACTATTCTATAGAAAAAGCCTTATAAATCAACGACTTAGCGCACATTCGTAGATAGTGCATCAGGTTTGAAGCTGCTAACTATCCTAAAGGCGTGAGCTTTGCATATCTTTACAGCGCGGCATGGCGCGAAGGCGCGATTGTCAAGCTTCATGCAAAGAATGCCAGGGTTGCTGCCATTTAGTTCCGCGCCGTGAGGCTTTTTTTTAGAAGATGGGCAAGCAGCTTTACATTTATTTACACAAACATTCGGCAAAAGCTGATTTTTTGAGCTATAGTTCACACATCGCAGCAAACACGCTGCAACCCGCCGAGGGGGAGCTTGGAAAGGAGAATGAAATGACTGCACCAAAATTTTTGAAAGATTCCTACAAGATTGACCCAGTTATGATTGANGGTCACGAGTGCTATGGCGCATCTATCTATGCCTTGGCNGTTTGCGATATTCCAGNTGAAAACAGGTCTTTTGAGCTTTGCTATGAACTGGGCTGGTTCGNNGTAAANATGGGNNNCNAGNTGATTGAGCTTGGCGTTCCAAAGAGCCGNTTGGAAGAAATCGTCCAGTCCGCAAGAGCCGATTTAGGGGTCCCTGCATGGGCATGAATACCACCACCCTCGTGGTGGACTTGCCAAAGCCA